GCTCCACCAAGATCGACTCGCAGATCGACTTCGCCCGGACGACCGGCAACAACATCAAGGTCCTCTCCGGGTCGCAGGATATCCACGCGCTGGGCCAAGACCTGTTCAGCTTCTCGATGGACGAGGTCAACTTCATGCGCGAGAAGACCGAGAAGGAGAAGGTCCAAACTACGGGGCAGGCATACGACCTGTACAACGCGACCCACGCGCGTATCGTGTCCCGCTTCGTCCGGCCCGGCGGCACCATCCCCGGCATCATGCTCCTGATATCCTCACGGAAGGCGCAGACGAGCTTCCTCGAAGACCGGATGAAGAAGACGAAGGACTCGCCGTACACGTACGTTTCCGACTACCCCCTGTGGGTGATGAAGGACCCGAAGAAGTGGGTCATGCCGAGGTTCAATGTCGAGGTTGGGGACCGGCTGTATCAGAGCCGTATCCTCCAGAAGGGTGACGATGGTCGACCCGGCGCGCGGGTGGTCAAGGACATCCCCGGAGAGTTCCTGCAGGAGTTCAAGGAGGACGTCGATCAAGCCCTGCGGGATATCGCGGGTGTGGCGACCCTGACTGTGAGCCCGCTGATCCGAGACCGCCAGTCGATCTATGACGCCATCCGCGACAACATGCTCCATCCGTTCACGAAGCCGAGTGTGATCATCGACTACCAAGACGACGTCATGCTCGACGAGTTCTTCGTGACGCCCACGCTCTGCCACGTCGTCGAGTCGAAGTGGCAGCCGAAGATGAACCCGACCCACAACCGATTCGTCCACGGAGACCTCGCACTGTCCGGGGACTGTGCGGGTCTGGCGATGGGCCACGTGAGCGGTATGGTCAAGCGTCGGCGGATGAAGCCGGACGGAACCATCTCCATCTTGGAATACCCGTTCATCGTTATCGACTTCCTCCTGCAGATACTACCGCCTGCCGGGTCCGAAATCGACCTTGCCAAGATTCGAGGGTTCATCCTGTACCTCGCCAAGATGTTCCCTATAGCGAAGGTGACCTTCGACGGGTATCAGTCTGCCGAGATGAAGCAGAACTTGATCAAGAGCGGCATGGAGGCGGACCTCCAGTCCATCGACAAGAACGACAAACCGTACCTGTCGCTCCGAAACGCGCACTTCGAGCGGCGGCTGGCGATGTACCTGTACGAGCCGTACATCGAGGAGGTCCTGTTCCTCGAACGCGATATCAAGAAGCAGAAGGTCGATCACCCGAAGAAGAAGCCGGACGGGGGCAAGGGTAGTAAAGACGTATCCGATGCCGTCGCGGGTGTGATCTTCGCGTGCATGAACGACAAGCGCGCGATACAGGACGTTCCGATCTTCGACGAGGATACGCCCAAGGAGAGTGTGGTCGACCCGAAGGACGACAAGACGCAGCCGGAGAAGAACAAGATCAAGGTCATCTCCGGGGAGAAGGTCAACTTCGAGGAGTTGCGCAAACAGTTCCAGCAATGATGCTGGACGGTTGGACGGGTTCGTCATAGACTGAACGCCTCGTGTTAGGCGGGAGGATACTACAGTGCCCCAAGATGTCCACATGCAGAGTGCCGTACCGCAGCCTGCGGACCACAAGACGTTGGCCTCGCAGCCGCACAAGGTCAACTGGTTTTGGAGGTTGTTGGGCCTGCAACGGAGGCAGGAGCACCCGGTCACGGTGCAGATGGACTTCGAGGGCTCCGAGGATTCGGAGAACCTGCAGGCGTACGTGAACAAGCTCCTCGTGATGCCCCACGACCGGCGCGAGAAGCTCCGTACGTTCGACGCGATGGACACCTTCGACCTCGTCATGGCGATTCTCGACGTGTACGCGGAGGAGGCCACGCAGCGCGACTACGACCGTGGCGTCACCGTGTGGGTCGAGTCGAAGGATACCAAGATGGTGAAGGCGGGGGAGGAGTGTCTCCGGAACCTCCAGATCGAGAGTCGCATCCCGCAGATCACCCGCCGGATCGCCAAGTACGGGGACGAGATTCGCCGTCTGCTGTACGCGACGGGCAAGGGCATCCTTGGCTGGAAGTTCGTGCACCCGGCGAAGGTTCACAGGCTGGAGGACAAGTACGCGCGGTTGATCGGCTTCCGCGAAGACGGCCAGAAGTATCGAGGCAAGCTGAAGCGGAAGATATCGTGGCCGTGGGACTACGTGCACTTCCGTCTGCTTGGCGCGTCGGAGGAGATGTACGGGACCTCGCTCCTCGAATCGCTGTTCCGTCCGTGGCGGCAACTGGCGATGGCGGAGGACTCGATCCTGATGTACCGGCTCCGCCGTGCGCCGGACCGCAACCTGATCCTCGTCGACGTGGGGAACATGGAGGAATCAGAGGCCCAGCAGTTCCTCAACACGTGGCGCAAGAAGTTCAGGAAGTACGAGTTCGTCGATCCCGCCTCTCCCAACTACAAGAAGCAGTACAACCCGCTGACACCGCTGGAGGATATCTTCGTCGCCATGCGGCGGGACAACAGTACGCGCATCGAAACGCTGTCCGGCTCCGGCAACGTGGGTGAGCTATACGACCTCGACTACTTCCGCAACAAGTTCTTCGGTACGGCCAAGGTCCCCAAGGCGTACTTCGGGTTCGAGGGCGAGATCAACGCGAAGGCCACGCTGACCCAGCAGGACATCCGGTTCGCCCGGACGATCAAGCGGCTGCAGCGCGCGGACATCTACGGGCTCCGGCAGGTGCTCGAATTCCACTATTCGCTCCTGCCGACAAACCCCGAGGACACGTCGTTCGATTTCAGCAAGCCCGAGCACGCCTTCATGGTCCAGATGCCCCCCATCTCGTACCTCGACGAGTGGGAGCGGCTCGAACTCGTCGAACTCCGGTACCGGATCGTCGATGCCATGTCGCGGCTGGCGATGGAGTTCAAGCTCGACCCGAAGGTGTGGGCCATCTATGTCCTGATCAACTACGCGAAGCTCCCCGAGGAACTGGTCCAGAAGCTCATAGCCAAGACGCCGTCGTCACCCAACGGTGGTGGGGGCGCGGGCTTCGAGAGCCTGCCACCCCGGCTCAAGACCCTGATCAACAACACGGACAAGAAGACGCGCGCGTTGATCATGGAGGACATGACACCCACGGGATACTACAGTATCAGCGAGAGCGAGCAGAGGATGATCGCGGAGGCGGTGCACACGAGCCCGGCGCTCCGCAAGATCATCGGGGACATCGCCTATTTCCACGAGGGCGACGTCGAGGCAGAGGCCCTACAGCAGGTCGATCCGAGCGTCCTGCCCGTCACGGTCAAGGGCGAGGTCCTCGAAGACACGTACGAGGACGACGAGGAGGCCAAGCTCCTGAAGGAAGACATGGCGGCTCTGCAGGAGAATCGGCTCGACGAACGCGCGGAGAAGGAAGCAAGGGCCGGGAAGGGATAGCGGTGGCATCCGTGCAGATACCGTTCGCCAGCAAGAGCGCGGACATGGCCCCGCTCCGCAGGTGCCTCAAGTGCGCGGGGGAGGAGTACGGGGTGACCGACTACCAAGTGGCGGTCATCATGTCCGCCTTCTTGGAGCAGTTGACAAACGAGGTCGCGGCAGGAAACGTCGTGATCATCCCCGGCTTCGGGATGTTCGCGGCGGACCGCTCACGGCACTGGCGTAAGCATCCCGAGAAGGCGCACTGCGTGCCCGCCTTTAGCGGTGCTGGAGGCTTCCGCGCGCAAGTGCGAATGGACTGCAAGATCGGGGACAATCAGGGAGACCGTATCCGCGTGCATCGGCGTGGTTCGTACCCGGCAGGCAAGCGCATGTCGCGGAGGGGCTTCATGGCGATGCGCACGTTCGCGCAGCGGATCGAGGAGCAGGCGGAGGCCAAGGGTATCACTGTCCGGCACGACGACCGACCGCCCCCCAAGGGATCGACGGGAATACTACCATGACCGACGAGACCGTCTTCTTCGACGACCTGTTCGTGTACGGGCGCAGCCTGGAACCGCTCCTCGAAGGCAAGGCGCTGGGAACGGCCAAGCTGAAGGACATCATGCTCCACAAGGACATGCTGATCCCGAAGGACCTCGAACCGACCCAACTCGCTGCCGAGCGGAAGAAGGGCCAGACGGTCGGCGTGCGCATTCTCGAACGCGAGAAGAAGCGGACCAAGTCGGCGCTCCGGAAGCTGATCAAGCAGTACCAAGCGGGGAAGGTCACCGAATCCGTGTTCCGGAAGACCGCGACGAAAGTGATGAAGTCCGCGTGGAAGCAGGTGTTCCTCGCCGGACTACGCGCAGGCGGCACCGTGGGCGAGGGGTCCGGACCCGGCAAGACGCTCGTGAAGCTCGATACGGGCGACGACCTGTGGATCAAGAACGCCATGACCCACGAGATGCGTTTCCTCAATGGATTTGTCAACGCGGTTATCGACGAGACGTACAAGATGGACCCCATGCGGAGGGCGGGGATGTACGTCGACGCGCTGTCCAGCTTTTACGAGAGCGCGCGTGTGATCGCTCTGCCGAGCA